TAATTTCATAACTCTATTTCCACCCTTACACCCTATAATACCCATTTATCTAGTGGCTGTATTAGTGTATGCTGGTTATAGTTTTTTGAAAGAGTCGACCTTGACCGAAATCCACCATGAAGCCGTATCTAGTGTTGTAGTTGATGAAACCGAAGTTGCTATTGAAGAATTATTCAAAGAACATATCGAAAATGGCGATTTAACCATTCGCTATCAAGATATGGGGGATGATGAGGCTTTATTAGCGGCTTATCGGGATGTAATGAACGAACCACTAGCCCCACGCTCTGACATTCATACGGTTTTTGTAACTGAAGATTCGTTATTTGGAGCCCCACAAAAAGGGATTGCCCATACTCTGACAGCCGTAGGCGCTCGTTACTTGCCCTACACTAACCTTAAAAAAGTTAAGAAAGCGCTATCAGGAATGGACTCCCTCTTTGCTAAGGCTATCATAGAACGGATGAGCGGGAATTACAAAAAGTACACAGTGGAAGAAGCTTATGCATTCGCGACCCGCAATGCGAGTGTTACCAGAAAGGCACAATACGAAAAAGCGATGATTCACCCGGTTACTGGTTTTAGGGTAAGTAGCTTCGAAGAGATATGGGAAATCCTATCAGATGTGAGAACTAGAGAAGCGATATTGAAAACTGATGAATTCTTTCCTCAATTAGAAAAGAAGAAGATCAAGCCTCGTATGATCATCAGTTGTCATCCATTGTTAAATGTTGCCTTGGCCCCGTTTATGGATGAAGTGCATTCAGCTCTTAAGAGTGCACCAATCGTAGAAGAGTTCATGGGTAATAAAATCTATTATCACTTCTGTGCAGGAGTTACTGTATCTAATCTATCTCGAACCTTTAGTGACGCTGTGAAACAGATAGGTTATCATATTATAGTGGGTGGAGATGACGCTCTTGTCATAGTCGTTAACCCCGATTTGACTGTTCGTTATATTGAAACGGACGCAACTGCTTTCGATGCTCTCATTAATGAGTCCGCGCTTAAATGGGAGGTAGGCATATACCAAACGGTAGAACCTAATTTGGATTGGGCGACCTTCATGAAGCTCCAAACCAATCCTATCGAAATCAAATTGCGAGCTAAAGGCAATCACGATCAGTTTTACATGAAGCTGAAGAAACGACAAAGATCTTCCGGATTTCCTAATACTTCTCTTGGCAATTCTTTGGTAATGGCTGGAGTTCTAGGATTTGCCGTGCGAAGTCTGATCGCACGAGATATCGAGGTTACTGCGGATAACTTGGTACACCTCGTCAAAGAGAAGACTGGTATTATACTTAAGAAGTTACATGACACAACAGACCTATATAAAATTTCTTTTCTTAGAGGATTTTTCGTTCCTGTTGGTGACTTAGAAGGATTCGTGGATTATGACACGGATTATGTCTGGGTCCCAGCATTTGGTAGATGGATAAAATACTCAAAAACAGCCACCCAAGACCCTGGCTTTTTTGAAAATGGACAATTGAATAATCGATTGTTTCTGGCATATCTAGCTCAAGGATTAGCCCCTTTTGTTCAACCTTATGATATGCATTTTTACTACCAAAGCCCTATGAAAATCAGCCTCTTCGAAACAGAAGTGCAGTTACCTTCGCACCCCGGGATGATACGTGCTGACCGAGTGGTCGAAAACTTGAATCATATTACCTATCTCAGCCTGGATGCTCAGATCCGGAGATATGGTAAGACGACCCTGTTCAACCCAATTGGTCTTATAGATGGCCATTCATGTGTCATAACTAAAGAAGCTAAAAAGGTGCTTTTAGCGACTGATTATGCTTAAATTATAGTACCC